TTTTATGAATGTCTAATGGAGGATGCAAGGAGTTTGAATGACTAAATTAATTGGTATCATCGGAATGCCCGGTACTGGTAAAACGACGCTAATGCGAGAGTGGATGAAACTTCGCGATTGGACTTCAGATACTCCAATCAAACTACTTGATAGTTATGTATCAGGGAATGTTCGTTTGTTTGGTAAATATGAAGAAGGCGAAACATTTGCGGGAACTGATCGACTCAGCATGGCGGTTCAGCCAGCAGCGATTGAATACTTATCAGGAAATCCTTCTCCTGTGAATATCTTTGAAGGCGATCGTCTCACATCAGCAAAGTTTTTTCAGGCTGCGGTCGACCTTGGGTATGAAGTTTCAATTGTTATCCTTGAAGTCTCAGACTCAGTTCGGGAAGCAAGATACAAAGAAAGAGGTTCAGATCAATCTGAAACTTTTATCCAAGGTCGTCGCACTAAGATTGAAAACATCAAAGAACAATTTGGTGGAAATGTTTTATTTGGAGATCCATCTTTGTATGAGGTCTTCACCCACGAAACTCCTGAGGATACGAAGAAAATTATTGATTACATGGAGTCTTTATTATGAGAAAAGATCTCGAAAATAAAATGAAGTATGAAAGGGACATGTACGATAGTGGTATACACTGTTCTGCTCTTAGGGCACTCGTTGAAGCTACAGGTCATGATCTTTTATCTTATACTCCTCGGCTAACAGATGAAGCAGATTATGTTGGTGTTGATGGATACTTTTCTATTATTAATCGAAAAACACATAAGTGTACAACGATGAGTGTTGATTTCAAGTTTCGAAACAAAGACTATGGGGATGTACTATATAATTGGGTGCATCGTAATGGCGGACCTGGATGGGCTTGCAATTCTAAAAAAGTAAATGATGTAGTCGTGAATGTGGTTGAGAGTTCTAGAGTCGCACATATGACGACAAGAAACGATATGGTTTCTGCTTTTGATTATATGAATAAGAAACCATTAGTTCCTACTCCTGATGGACAAAAAAACGTAATTATGTCTATCACTGAATGCAAAGAACACTTTAAACATTTTATTGGACCCGTGAAATTTTGATACAGGATGGTATATTATGAATCATATTCTTAAAAGAAGAAAGAATTTTATTCCAAGAGTAACTGCGCAAATCAGCACAGATATTTATGGATATGAACCTGCGTGGTTTGGCGGCGAACCAAAAAGATTTCTAAAAACGAAAACATGCTGCCCAGTGAGAGGGTGTGGTTGCAAACAACCTATTAATAACTTTTATGTAAATCCTTATGCCGAAGATGAGTCGGATGACCGAAGGCATTTATGTAAAATATGCTGGGATATACAAGTTAAACCTAAAAATGGATGGGTGCGTTGGCGAGATATAGAATTAATCGAAAATGGACATGCCGCTAACCTCGGAATGTTTTTTGACGAGGAAGAATTTCAAAAACTTGAAGAACAACAAGCTAAAGAGTTAGCTGAAGCTCATCGCAGATTAGATGCATATAAAAAAGAATATAACAACCTAAAGTTAAAGATCGCCGCATGATTAATTATAAATACAATGAAGGTGAAATCCTGAAACAGTTGCAGGAATATATTGATGATACATACTCGCAGCATTATTCCACAAACAATTATCAAGCAACAGAGTTCATCATTGACGGCGGTCATGGCGAAGGCTTTTGTATTGGTAACATCATGAAGTATGCACAGCGATATGGAAAAAAGAACGGATATAATCGAAAGGATCTTATGAAGATTATTCATTATGCGATCATTGCAATGCATAATCATGATCTATACAATGAGGAGAAGTAAATGGAAATTTCTATTGACATTGGTGAATTAAGAGAAAGAAAAATCTTCGTAGCAACACCAATGTATGGCGGAATGTGTGGTGGACAATATTGCAAGTCCACTGCTGAACTCGCTAAACTTGGACAGACATATGGATTAACTTTAGAGTTTTTCTACCTGTTTAATGAGTCATTGATTACACGAGCTCGCAATTATTGTGCTGATGAGTTTTTGAGAAATAAAGATTTTACTCATCTAATGTTCATTGACTCTGACATTGGGTTTAATCCTAATGATGTGCTGTCTCTTGCTGCAGTTGCAGATCCAAATAGCGATAAAGATATTGTTTGTGGACCGTATCCAAAGAAAACGATTTCTTGGGAAAAGATTAAAAAAGCAGTTGATAAAGGATTTGCTGATGAAAATCCACACAATTTAGCAAATTATGTTGGAGATTTTGTTTTTAATCCAGCACAAGGTCAGACTGAAATTCAATTAAATGAGCCTGTTGAAGTTTTGGAAGGCGGAACAGGTTTTATGATGATTCAGCGCAAGGCCTTTGAAAAGTTTGAGGAGGCGTATCCAGAACTGCATTATAGACCCGATCACATTCGCTCTGCTCATTTTGATGGTACAAGAGAAATTATGTGTTACTTTGATGCTTTAATTGATCCAGAATCTAAAAGGTATCTGTCAGAGGATTATATGTTCTGTCAGTGGGCGAGAAAAATCGGACTGAAGGTTTGGATGTGTCCATGGATGCAGTTAGGTCATATGGGAAGCTATAACTTCAGTGGTTCATTATCACATCTTGCTCAAGTTGGCGCAGCAGCAACTGCTGATCCAAATGAAAAATTACGTTGACATCTTTACGATATTTTATTATAATACTACAAGTAATTACTGAAGGGGTTATACTATGAAAATTACTACAAATACTCTAAATGTTCTTAAGAGCTTTACTCAGATTAATCCTTCTATTATGATTAATTCTGGGAATTCAATTAAGACTATTTCTCCGCAAAAGACTATTATGGGTTTAGCTGAAGTTGACGATACATTTGAACAGTCATTTGCAATTTATGATCTCAATCAATTCTTAAGCGCAGTTTCATTGTTTGATAATCCAGATTATATTTTTGAGGATAAAAGTGTAACGATTGCGAATGGCAAATCTTCTGTTGAGTATTATTTTGCTGATTCCAATATGGTTATGCAAGTTCCGGAAAAAGAAATTGTGCTTCCTGATGTTGTCGTTGAGTTTGATTTACCAGAATCAATCCTTAAACCAACAATGCAAGCAGCCAATGTATTTCAAGCACCAAACTGGTGTGTGATTGGTGACGGCAAAAATATCTTCCTTGAAGTTAAAGATGTAAAAACTCCAACATCTAATAAGTACAGGACATCTGTTGGCGAGACTGATAGTGAGTTTGATTTGGTCTTTAAAGTAGATAATCTTAGGATAATGTCTTTGGATTATAATGTTAAGATTTCTTCGAAGAATATTTCACAATTTGTTTCTGAGAAAGGAAAGGTAAAGTATTACATCGCAACGGAATCCAGATAGGTCTTACGTAAACTTCGTATTACTTTATATGTGTTTAGCGTGACAGGAAGGTTACTTTATATTATGCAACAAGAACTTTGGGTAGAGAAATATCGTCCGTCAAAGATCGAAGATTGTATTCTTCCAGCAGAGCTTAAGCAAACGTTTGCCAACTTCGTGGGCAAAAACTATGTGCCAAATCTTCTCCTCACCGGCGGTCCCGGTGTTGGCAAGACTACGGTTGCAAGAGCGATGCTGGAAGAATGCGGCTTTGATTATATCGTCAGAAATGGTTCTAACGAAGGTAGAAAAATTGATATCCTAAGAGCTGATCTGGAAGGTTACGCTTCTTCAGTTTCGTTGACAGGATCTCGAAAATATGTTTTGCTTGATGAAGCTGATTATCTAAATCCACAATCAGTTCAACCTGCTCTCCGTAACTTTATGGAAGAATTTAGTAAGAATTGTGGGTTTATTCTTACTTGTAATTTTAAAAGTAAAATTATTGATCCATTGCATTCTAGATGTTCTGTAATTGATTTTAAAATCCCAGGTAAAGAAAAAGCTCAACTTGCTTCACAGTTTATGGGAAGAGTTCAAAATATTCTTAAACAGGAAAACGTTGAATTTGATCCTAAAGTAGTAGCAGAATTAATTAAGAAACACTTTCCAGATTGGAGGAGGGTGCTCAATGAACTACAGCGCTATTCTGCTACTGGTGCTATTGACACTGGCATTCTTATTAATCTGGGCGATGACAGCTTCACAAACCTAGTATCACTTTTGAAGAATAAAAACTTCAAGGAAATGAGAAAATGGGTAGGGCAAAATCAAGACATTGATCCAAACTCAATATATCGTAGTTTATATGATACTGCTTCAGATAACCTCAAAAAAGAATTTATTCCCCGTCTAGTTGTTATCTTAGCAGACTATTCATATAAGGCAGCATTTGTGGCTGATCAAGAAGTCAATCTTGTAGCCTGTTTAACTGAAATTATGATGGAATGTGAGTTTGAATGAAACCTTTTGATTATATAAATTCAATTCATAAAGGTAAAGACATCATGTCAAATACTGATAATGATGAACTTGCTGAAGAAGGGTATAATCCACATTTAACCAATCGTCAACTTTCGTTTTTTGAAGATACAATCTTTATATCAAATGAAATGAACCAGCGCTGGCATCTGGACAAGAAACTCCAATATGACTTTTTAATAAATATGATTAGACCAAAATGGAGAAGTTCTCCTTGGTTTAAGACTGAACATCATGATGATCTTGAAGCGGTGGTAGAATATTTTGGATACAGTTATGAAAAAGCGAAACAGGTCATAGATATTTTGTCTTCTCAACAGATAAAAGAAATAAAAGCAAAGCTTGAGAAGGGCGGGTTAAAATGAATTTCGATATTAATAATTTAGTTGAAGTCAAACTAAACAAAGAAGACGACTTTTTAAAGGTACGAGAAACGCTAACTCGGATTGGCGTTGCTTCTAAAAAAGAAAAGAAGCTGTATCAGTCCTGTCATATTTTGCATAAGCAGGGACGCTACTTCATCGTGCACTTCAAAGAGCTTTTTGCTCTTGACGGCAAACCTTCCAATATTTCAGAGTCAGATGTCGCTCGGCGCAATACCATTACAAATCTGCTTAATGAATGGGATTTAATTAACATTCTCAATTCTTCCCAAACTGAGAATCCTATCGCTCCGATCAGTCAGATCAAGGTGCTTCCCTTTAAGGAAAAGGACGAGTGGGAACTTGTTGCTAAGTATAACATCGGCAAGAAAAAATTATAAGTGATTGATTTCTTTACATAAAAAAGTTAAAAAAAGTGTTGACATCTCCCCTAGTACCTATTATAATGTACATAAGATGAATGAGGAGAGACAAATGGATCACATTATGCGAGTCAAGTTTGAGAACGGTTTTGCTATTTTCCAGGACGATACTGTGGTTTCCATGGAATCAGACTTTGGTAATGCC